TAATAAATAGTTTAGATATTTAGCAACTTCATCTTTTCCACTTCCTTTAAAACCTTGAATAGCTATTATATTTTTCACTTATTCTAATGTAAAATCGAAGTTCATAGGTATAGCATCAAGTTGCGACTTATGTTCAGCCCATTTCTTTTCAAAACTTTTCTTGAGTTTGTCTATAACTATCTTTCTAGCCTTTTCTTTATCTGCATCATTTGTACTACTTTTATAAAGTTTATTTATAATATTATCAGTAATGCCACTATAAACCTCTCTTTCAGAAATTCCTAATGTATTTAAAATTTGTTGAAATCCTACACTTTTAAAAGCAGAATTACTTGTAATAGTATTCCAGTTACTCATAAGTAGAATACCTACAGAACAAGTTGAATCTGGAATATTATATCCAGAGAGTAATTTAATACCCATACCTACAACAGTAGGATCTTGAGAGCCTAACATTCCAGATAAAGATTTAAGATCGTCCTCTGTAAGATTAGATAAATTATTACTTACAAATTTATCTAATTCTGTATCATATATTACTTTCATATAATTATTTAAAATATTATTAACTTGCTCATATTCTGAATTATCTGTAAAGAAACAGCATTTACCTGAATAAAATAATGTACAGTCTGCAGGAATAATTCCCTCAGCCATTACTGCTGAAGCAAACTGTTCAAGAGGATCTGAAGAGCTAGTATTTATCGCTTTATTAATAAAGTTGTTTAAGTCTTTACTACTGCTACTTTGATAACAAGCTCCAGGTTTATGATCAATTAGATAATAAGTATCTTCTGATGGAGAATAATATAATTTAATATTTTTATCTCTTGGAGCACCTCCTGAACTATACTGAGGTTTATATGTATCATATTGTACTTTTGGCAGTATACAAACATCTGCTTTTGCAGCAGTTAAACTACGTTTTATAGTAGTAGCTTCGCTTAGTTTAAATCGAGGATACTTAGATTTAGGATCAAAATATACTCTTTTTACTCCAGTTAGACTTGTTAAAGTTTTAGAAGAAATGATAGTTTCTATACTATCATTATCTCCTAAATACATACCAAATACTTTTTCTGCACAAAAAGGACTAGTATAATAACAATCGTCTCCAATATGTTTTTTACTCCCATTAATATCATAAACAACAATCATATCTGCAAGACAAGTATTACTTATGTTATTACTATAATAGGAACTGTTACTACTATTTCCTTGTCTTCTATAATAGTCGCAAACAACTATTCTTAATTTTGTATTACTTAAATTAAATAACATATTATATTAACTTTCTAGCTACTTTAGGATTCAATAATAATTTATTACATCTTGTAGGATGATTTTTTTGGAGAGTTTTAATTAAACTGAAAATCAAATCCTCAGAAAATAACATTTTATCGTGCTCAATAATCTTAAGAATTCTATCAACAGCTACCTCTGTTTTACTACCTTTTGTATCAAAATATAGATTTACAAAATTACAGAACCGAGTTGTTAAAACTGCAGCAATATCTGCACGATAGTTAGTACCGTCATATACTTGTTTTGCTAATTCTCCCTTAACATAATCCCAATCTTTATTTAACATTGCATCTGGGTCCATTAATTTATCTAACTTATTAGCAATAAATGTAGTAAATAAGTTTCCAATAACGTTTTCTTCAGATGTAAAACATCCTTGAGCAATATTAAGGATTAAACCTAAAGTATTTGTATCAGACCAATCTTTAAATCCAGAAATAGTATTAGCAAAAGTTACTAAACTTCGAGGATTAACTTTTTGTACTCCTCCCTCCTTTTTCATAATTTCAGGATAAGATAATACGAAATTGATAAAACGTCCATCAATTCCTTCCTTTTCTGCCCAACGAGCCCATACATCTTTATCGAAACCTAATTCAAAACTAATGTACCGAGTCTTTTGAGCATTATCCATAGAGTTAACGTTATAATCTCCATTATCTGGATTAGAAGTTAATATAATAGTACAATTAGGAGGTAATGACCAACTTATATATTCGCCTCTGTCCACCAACTCCATGGTAGCTTGTATAAATCTAGGCATTATTGTTATCGTATAGGCTCTTTATCCTATACTTCTACGTCTTTTCTTAGGTTATAACGTAGTTCAGACTATATCATCACTATATAAATAGTGTAGCGCACTCGTGGTACTTTACTATCCATTCCTGGACTCCATGTACTAGTCGTTGAACTTTCTAATTATTACTAATTAGCTTAGCTGCTGATTGACCTCCTCAGGCTTTTCCAGCAATTCACGCTATTTTATGCGGACCTCTAGATTTTATACTTTCATTTATATCCTCCTGCAGTAAGATTTTTTCTTATAGCGCGAGATATATTACAAATTTTTAGTTCTTTTTCAGCATCTGTTTTAGAATCTCACTCTTTAATAAAAACATTATCAAGTGAATATTGAATAACAGGTATTTTCTTATATTTCTTTTTTAGTTTAGAAAGATTTTCTTTTAATTCAAATGATCATCTATATCCACCAGCAGTATAACTACGATTATTACATACACTACATATTGCAGTAGTATCTTGGTTAGTAGATATAGCTGCATCTGTTATCGATTTATAACTTTGAAGATATTTTCCTTCTAAACTATACTGATATACCATTTTTATATTAACTGGAGAATGTGTCTCATAATATTTCTTTTTAGAGATACTTATTCTATGTTTATATTCTTTATCTCTAATGATATTCTCAGGGTCTAAAATATGATTTATATAAGGTTTAATACTATTTATATAGTATTTTTCTCTACTAATTCTATTTTCCTCAAGACAAGTTTCTATAACTTCAAAATAAATATTATCAATGCCATACTTGTTATACAAATTTTGCATAGTATGATTGTGATGTTTATTTTGTTTTAAAGTAATTAGATGTTGTCTTAATCTATGCTGAATATTTTTTGAACTTCCTATATATTCTTTATCGTGGATCTTTATTTTATAAATTCCACAAACTTTTTTATAAACTTTAATCTTTTGTAATGTTAGTTTTTCCATATTTTTAAATTTATATCAAAGATACTAAATTTATTCAGGGAAACAAAACTTTACAATATATTTTTTAATCCGCACGATTAAAGTCATCAAGAATTAGAATTGTGCCATTTTCATTTCGAGAAGTAGGAACCCATGCAGGAAGAGCGTATCCCATTCGAGATATATTATCTTTAATTCTATAACCCTCTGCAATATAAGAATCTAGTACATCTGCAGATACCCAAAGACATTCCTCATCCTTAATTACTATTTCATTTTCTACAACAGGCATTCCATCATCATCAAGTCTAGGACGCTCTGTACAAACATAATACTCTTTAATTGGAAAACCAATAAGATCACCTAATTCCTCTAACTGAGAAAGATTAAGTTTAATACAGTCCATTCCTCTTTCTTGAGCTAACTGAATGATAGCAGAAGTTTTACCTAAACCAGATTCACCTACTACTTCAATTGCAGTAGTCTTTTTATGCTCATTATATAATCGTTTATTATTATCAATAATATAACTAGCTAATGTTTTTAATTCTTCAATATTAATTGTATTTATATTTTTCTTCATATTTTATGGTATAAAAATAGTATGTCCTGGATATTTTTGGGTTTTATGCCCATTACTTGTAATAACCCACATCATTTGTCGCATAGGTTTGAATGTGTCTAATGGAGCATAACCGTCAGTAAAAAATACTAAGGTAGTATATTTATTTAGATTAGCGTTATAATAATCTATTACAGGTTTAAAATCTGTACCTCCTCTACCTGTAATTTTTCCATCAAACTTTCCTTTATATTCATATATTTTATGAATATCGGCATCACATTCTACAATAGTTACCATAGACCCAGTTTTATATATGTGATAGATTTCACTAAAGAAATCTTGTAATTCTGAATCACTTACAGATCCAGATGTATCAATTCCAACAAGAATATGTTGTTTATGCTTTACTTTGATTCCAGTACTTCCAACAAATCTATTAGACTCTTTTCGAAGAGATTTTTTTGTATACGTTTTAAATGAATTTCCTAATAATCTTCGGAAATACATTTTCCAATTAAATATAGGAGGATCTACTTTAAATAATGCATCAATTATTGATTGAAATTCTCTTGGAATGCTACCTCTACTTTTAGTAGTAGCTGTAGCTGCTTCTTTTAATTGATGCTCAGTTTGATTTTGCATTAATTTTTTTCCTGCTTCATCAAGATTTTGATATTCTTTCCAAGACTTATGATCATCAGCTCCTCCACTAATTCCATCAAGACCTTGTATTGTGCCTCTATTCCCACTACCTGATCCTTTCTGTCCAGATTGAGAATTTTTTTGTGCATATTTTATTAGCTCTTCATAATAATATTTTGCACCTTTGTCCTTTTCTAAGTTTTTTACTAAATCAGGATATTTATCTTTTAGTTGATCCCACATATTATCAGGAACATCTTTTATATATTGATCACAAACTAAATCGCAAGCAATATTGAATAGTTTGTGGTCACTAATTCGAAGTTCTGATTCAATAAACATGTGGTTAAAACATATATGAATTAGCTCATGTTTTAATAAACCTAACTGCTGATTGTCAGTTAATTTATCTCAGTAATTAGGATTTATAACTAGTTTAGAATTTACTCCATTTCTAGAAACACAAGCTGTATCTACATATGTATCAGATATTTCTTTATTTAAATTAAGAAGAAAGAGCCCATAAAAGGGCTCTCTAATCATTAATTCTTTACATGCTTTAATGAGTTGCATATCTTAAATTTTTTAATCTTCATGTGGAAATTTATCGATTTTTTGACATCTAATATTAGATAATAAACAACCTAAAGCTTTAGCTTCATCATCGTATCCACTATATATAACTATACCTTCTTTATTTCATACAGTTACAGTATTTGTTTTAGAATTTCAATCTGCATAAAGATGTCTAAAAGAATGTTCTTGTTCTTCATCTATATGATCATACTGTACTGTTTCTTTATAATGGCTCATTTTAAATATAATTTTTCTCCTTAAACTGTATATACAGTTTATCTGCTAGTTCTGCTGCTTGAGGATGAGCTCCTATTGCTCCATATAATGAGCTACGTAATTTAAAGAATCCTTTCCATTGTTCAATAGTTCCAGTCATAATTAGTTCTGTCTTAGTACATAATGGTAAGACTTCTCTAGCTTCCTGTGGAGTTCTTCCTGAGTTAATTAGTTGCTTATAACATAATTCAGCATTTTCACATACTGATAAAAACACATCGTCATTATCTCCCACAACGTGTTTTAGAATAGTATGTGGTAAAGATTCTGGAGTAGTATCTTCTACATAGTCTCCATCCCAATAAACATACCTAGCTTCTTTTAGAGATGACCAATACGGAATAATGAATATGATTTCATTGTTAAACTTCTCTTTATTAAAATTACAGTATCTTGTACTCATTTCCATAAATGAAAATATTCTATGCCTTAAAAATTCTCTACTTATAGAAATAGGAAGTACAAACTTTACAGTGATCCTTTTTTCATGATATTCAGTAGGTTCACAAATATACGAAAGATCGTCTAACCAATCGTTTTCATATAATACTCGATAATTAGTAGTAATGAATCCTACGTCATATGCAGAATTTTGTAGATCTAATTCATCACATCCTGTTTTTGAATATTTAATGATTTTAACTTTAGAATATTGGTTATTACGATATTTATAGTATATTTTAGGATTGTAGGTTTTTAAATAAACAGTACCGTGCTCTAGACAAGCTCCATGGTTCTTATTTTTAATCATGTTTACAAACTTTTCCGCAGAACCTTCTGTAATATAATTTTCACTTTTATATGCGGTTCTTCCTGCTTTCTCAATTTGCTTATAAATTCCTTGAATTCCTGAGCCTTGTTCAAGTATTTCTATAGATGGTTTAATTAGTCTCATATTCTTTAAGCTTATTTTCGAGATCTATTTTAGAAATACTTCCTACATGGCGCCAAACTTCTACATTATCTTTAGTAATAATCAATACTGGAATATTTCTAATCTTATAATTTGTAAGTACGACAGGATCTACTTCATCTACATCGATATCTTCTATAGTTACTTTATCTTTAAGTTCTTCAAGAATAGGAGTTAAAGATCGACAAGGTGCGCAATATGAAGCTCCAAATTTTAAC